AAGCTATTTTCTAATCAGGGGTGGGTAAAATTTTAGAAATTTAAAATACAATAATCTGGTTGTACTGTAATTGAAATATTTTGTGCAGTATCTACTGTGTCCCAATTATAATCTCCAAATGATGCGTTTGTAATAAATGCACCTTTTATAATCCATTCAGATACGATATCTCCTACAGGCCCTAGTACGTTAAAAGTAAGATCTTTTTTATAGAAATCACTATACCCATCACGACCAGTAACTGATTCGTGGTGTAAACGTACCCATTCCATAGTTGCTTGTGCTCCAGATGGGGTAATTGGATCAAATAATGTTAAAGAAATTGGATCCCAAGTGGATTTTCCTTTTACATATCTTGATACATTAATATGATTTAATTCAACTGTACCTTGTGATAAAGTTACAGCCCCTACTTCTTTTACCAAATAAGCTGGAATACCATCAATATACATGACGAATCTGTTTGCTTGTTTTGGCTCAAAAGCGGTGAAAAATATTTCGTTTGGATCTAATACTGCCATTTTATTTTTTTATTTTATTATAAATATTTATCTTTTTAATTCTTACGCTGGGAAAGTTGCTCCAGTTGGTAATACATTGAAATCTAATATTACAAATTCAGCTGTTTTAGTTGGTTGTAAGAATATTTGTCCTACTAACTCATTTCTATCTATTACAGTTGGGTTATTATTAGTGTCATCCATTACTACTTTAAATGCATACAATCCTTGTCTTTGTTGTACTCCTTCTAAATACGGGTTTACTACACTTAAGAAATTATTTCTTGTAGCAATTGTATTTTGTTCAAACACTAAATTATCAGCAACTCCAGAAATAAATCCTTTAAGAGCAATTAATAATCTACGTACATTTACTCTATCTAAAGCACTAGAACGTTTTTGTAATGTTTTCTGACCAAATACAACTACTCCTGCTTGTGGGAATGTTGCAAGTGGGTTAACATTTGCTTCATATAAAGTATCTCTGTTATTAGCTGTTAGTCTTCTTTCAGCTCTAACTACTTGTCCTAAAGCACCTCTAGTTAATCCTGCAGGTGCAAACCATGGTTCACTTGAAGCATCTGTAAACACATATACTCCAGGAATTACAGTCGATGCAGGACAAAATACTAATTCACCTGTTTGTGGATCAATCATTTGAACCCATGGCCAATATGTTGCTGCGTAACTATTATCAAATGCAGAAGCTGCTTGTGATACTGAAGCTATTGAGCTACCGTATTTTACTAAATCTAATACAGCAATATTATCTCCTCTTTGTATTGAGTTATTAATTAATGATGTTGTTTGAGTTGCGTGAACTGCGTTAATTAACCCAGGAGCACTTATTACATTATATTGGTATTCATCTACATTTCCTAATAAAGCAATTGCGTTATTATAATCACTACCTGTTAAACCTTGTGTATCGAAAGCTGCGCCATCTCCTATTTTATTATAGAAATTAGCAACTCTTCCTGTTACTATATTATTTCCTACTGCTCCATTAAATGAACCAGATTGAACAGCTGGTAAAGAACCTGTAAATTCAGATTTTGCTTGCCCATTATTATCAAAATAATTAGGGGTTTTCATATTTACAGCTTTAACTCTTACATATCTTGATAAGTTAGCATATGATCCTGATTCTTGTATAAAATAATCTGAGCCTTCATTTACTAAACGTTTACTGATATCACCAATTTGAGCCGCAATATAGTTTGGTTGGTATGGGTCTAATGATACATTAGTATATTGTTCTAATACTACTTGTTGATTTGAATTATCATCACCTCTACGAACAAGTAAACTAAATGTTCCTGAGCCTGTATTTACACTTGCTACTGACCAACGTACATTTTCACGAGATCCTGTTGCTAATGCTCCTTCACTTAATTCTTGTGTTCCTGTATTCATTATAGCACCTTCAGAGATAGTTTCTAGTACAAAAGGTTGATTTACATCTACTAAATTATCTTCTTCTAATGTTATAACAGCGGTATCAGCAGTTAAATCTGCTTCGACAACAGTAATAACCGTATTACCTGTACCTGAACCACCACCTATTGCACTATTAATCGCAGCAGCTGATATTGTAAAAATTGTTCCTACTTTAACTCCTTCTCCTAATCCAGTAGCAGTTATAGTTTTAATATCAGCAGATCCATCTCCACCTGCTGTAGTTAGAGTAAATGTTACACCTGTTACATTAGCAGAATTTACACCACTTACTACTGCTTGTGTTGCTGCAGTAGCTCCTTGAGTAATTGTAAAATTTGAAGCGTCATTACCATTTGCAAACCCTAAAGTAGCTGATCCTGTTAATTCAGTTGCTACTAATGGAGAACCACCTACATCATTAGTTGAAAATGTAATTGTATCTCCTACTTCATATCCATTTCCAGCTGCGGATGCTGTAACTCCTGTTACTACTCCGTTATTAGTTTGAAGTGAAAATGTTGCTCCTACTCCACCACCGTTAGTAGTAAAAGTTTGAGGTGCAGCAAAAATTTCTATTCCAGAACCTGTAAATGCAGTACCTGCAGATGTTACAGAACTAAATAAAACTGCTGCATTGTCATCTCCGGTTAATAAACCAGATCCATCTACTGTACTAATAAATGAGCTTGTCGCAGAAGTAAAATCTTCTGGAGTTACTCTAGTAACTAATAAACTAGACCCACCACTTTGGAAATAATTATTTGCTGCTAATGAAGTTAAGTACGAATAGGCAATCGATGCACTTTGTACTGTATTACCGAAAATTGCTGAGTATTCACTAAATGAAGTAACCAAAGTAGGTACTTCAACTGGACCTAATGCTGTTGGTCCTATAATTGCAGCACCAATTTCAGCAGGTTGTTGAGTAATAAATGATTGGTCGTTTTCTCTAGCTAATACACCTGGAGATAATAATGTTTCTGCCATCTTTATATGTTATTTTTAATATTGTTTTATTATACATATTAAAGATTCTCTCAAAGAACTATTTTAACTTAATAAATTCTCCTTTTTCTAAATCAATATTACCTTCTCCGTACTTTTCTTGTAGTTCCCTACCTAATTTGTCTTGTT